GTACTATTTTAGCACCTAGTAAAGGAACCGGGTATACAATACCCGCAACCTTTATTAAGGACTTTATTAGCCACTATGATCTACATCAGTCTAAGCCGTCTTACTCTACCACAGATCTCCATATCAGTTTAAAATCTGGTCCATCTGGACCCTCAATTACAACTGCACTGTATAGCTTTTCGCTATATAGTGAGGAGTATATGAGGATATTGAGATTTATGGTGGGAGAAAGGCTTTATGCCTTTTTCTTTCAAGTAAAACGTTATGCGGATTTCTATAACTTTAAACTTCCTACAAAAGATATGAGCCAAACGGCACACATCGGTAGGTTGTCTATTGTTAAAGATCCTGATTGTAAGATGCGTATCATAGCCATTCTTGACTATGTATCACAATTCTTACTGAAACCCATTCACCTTTCAATCTTCCGTAACTTACGGAATTTTGAATGTGATAGGACTTTCACTCAGGAACCGCATGCTTCATGACTTGATAATTCAGAGCACTTTTGAAGCTTGGATTTGAGCGCAGCTACTGATAGACTTCCGATGGATCTACAACACAAATTATTGAATTACATGTTCGATAATAAAATGTTGGCAGATTCCTGACGAAGCTTACTAAGGAGAGAATATGCGTTCCCAGTACCAACCGCGAAATGCGGATGATACTATAAACCTTTACTAGGCCTTGCTCCAGTCGAATTTACGACTCTTGCAGCGACACCGGTAAAGAGGAACGGTTGTTACGGAGCTTATTACTCCGTAGGTCAACCTATGGGTGCATATTCATCCTGAGCCTCTCTAGCCGTGACCCATCACTTGATTGTACAATATGCTGCCCACCTAGTGGGTAAGCCTATTGGTTTCAATCAATATATACTTTTAGGTGACGATATTGTAATAAAAGACAATGCCGTCGCCCTTAAGTATATATGAGTGATGACTCAACTAGGGGTCGAAATCTCCGAATCAAAAACTCATGTGTCGAAAGACACTTATGAGTTTGCGAAACGTTGAATTCGAGGAAGTAATGAACTTACAGGGCTTCCACTGAGTGGAATCTCTGATAACATTGGTTCAATTAGTATCATTACTAAGATACTTTTTGACTATGTTTACAGAGGTAACCTTTATTTATATAAAGGAACATTCAGTGAACTTGTAATAAGGATATTAACTGGTCACCAAGTAGTTAGTGGACCCAAAGCTGTGAAACCCCGAAAGGGGAATAAACTTCACAGTGGGCTACCCAAAACCTACTTAATGTCAGTTATACCTGAATTTGTTACTACACTCCGTTATGTATCTCAG